AATTATGGCGGCTACGGTCTCCGGCATTTTCAAAAAGCAGATCCGCAAACTGAAGGATTCCGGGGCAAAATTTGCCAAAGCCGTCGGCAAGACCTTAAAAGCAGGGATTCCTGTAGTAACCAAGTACGCGCAGAGCCTGGCAAAAAGCACCTTTAAGGCGTTCCGCAAGGTATCCGGCGCAAATTCTGGATTTACCAACGCAGCGGATAAGCTGGGTGAAACCTACGAAAAGAAGGTAAGCGCCAAAGAATCCGCGGTTGTAAAGGCTGGAACCAAGAAGATCAAAGCTGCATTCACGGCAAAGGATAAGGCCTACTCTGCGACCATCAAAAAACAGCAGAAACAGTTAAAAAAGATGACCAAAGGGTCCAAGGCTTACAAGTCCATGACCAAGAAGATCAAGGCCAACCAGAAGAAACAGAAGCAGACACAGCAACTGTCTTCCAAAGTCCAGGCAGCCTACCAGAAGCAGTATGAGAAGTACGCCAATAAGATGATCAGCATCGTGAAGTCGAAGCTGACCACGCTGGCGGAAACCTATCAGAAGCAGTGGGACGCCCTGGCGGAAAAACAGTCCAGCCTGCAGGACAAGCTGAATGATTATGGTGACCTGTATTCAACGGATAAATACGGCTTTACGGCCTTTAAGGATTTCCAGGCTGCGACTACGCAGGTGCAAAAGTACTACAACAACTTAAAGCAGCTAAAGGGAATCGTATCCAGTGGCTTCTTTGAGGAGATCACAAAACTTGATACTGCTGCCGGGCTGGCCTACACCAATGAACTTCTGAAAAAGGGAACCAGCTGGATCAAGGCATACAGCAATACATTTGATACCTTTATCAATACCGGAAAGCAGGATGCGGCGTCCATATACAAGAGCGATTTCGCCGCACTGACCCGCAACTTCAAAGCAGCTACAGACGCAATCACCGCACAGGTATCCGCAAAATTAAAGCAGATCGGTGCGGAATTAAAAACATCCCTGTCCAATGCCGTAGCACAGGCATCAGGAAATAAAACGGCGTCGAAGGCGGTGGCAAAGGCTAATGCGGCAGCAGGAAAAACGAAGAAAACTTCTGGGAAATCCACCGCTGCAGCGAAACAGAAAGCCGCAACCGCGAAACTAGTGGCGCAGGCCAAAAAGGATAACGCGAAAGTAGCGAAGGCCAATAAGTCCACGGGCAAGAATGCTACGAAGGGACTGGCCAAAGGCATCGCATCCAAAAAGGCCACAAAGAAAGTAACCAAGTCATCAAAGAAAGTGGCCAAAAAGGCCACGAAAGCAACAAAGAAAAAACTGAAAGTACACAGCCCCTCCAAGGTGTTTATGCAGATCGGGCAGTACGTCGGTGAGGGCTTTGCGATCGGAATGGACCGTATGCAGGCGTCTGTACAGCACGCGGCAGAAAACATGATGGACCTTCCAAGCCCAGCCGCCCCGGCGTTCGCATCCGGTTACGGCGGAAGCCTAAGCAGTGAGCTGTCCAGCGATTACACCTATGGAAGCACCGTAAACGGAAACATTACTGTAGTGACAGAACTGGATGGTAAGGTTGTGGCGAAGAAAACGGCGCCATACATGGAGCAGGAGATTGGCAAACGCCAGACGCGGGCGGAACGAGTGAAAGGACGGGTATAGAATGTATAAATTTACAGATACGACTGGTACCGCTTCCAAGGATCTGCCGGCGGAGGCGATGATACTTAACTCGGACTATATCGAGAATCAGATCGAAGGGTACCGGACGCTGTATGTCAAGGGGCGGGAAATTCTCGCCCCCAGTCTGCAGACGGCAGAGATCACCGGCCGTGATGGTGTGCTGTACCACGGCCGGCAGTTCCCGGCTCGGGAGATAACGGTGGGTTATCAGCTAATTGCTGCCACACCGGAAGACTTCCGGGCAAAGTACAACATGCTGTCCCACCTGCTGACGGAAAAAGAGCAGTCCATACTGGCCTTCGCGGATGAACTTGGGAAATACTTCACTGGTACGCTGTCCGCGGCGGATGCCCCGGATCCTGGCCGGAACGCGGTCACGTCAGAATTTACTTTTACCTGTACAGATCCGTTTAAGCGGTCCGTAGGGTCAAAGACTGTAACATCTTCCGGGGAGGATAAAACTATCAATTACTCCGGCACCTGGATCAGCTATCCGGTGATCACGGCCAACTTTTCCGGTGCCGCAGCGGAATTTATCTGCCTGCACGGAAACGGCGCGATTATAGAGGTCAGTGACCTTAAAGCGTCGGATGTGCTGGTGATCGACGTTGGCAAGGCATCCATAAAAATCAATGGCACTGCTGCCGATGGCCATGGCGCCCTCGGGAATGACTGGAACAAGTTTTATCTGCAGCAGGGGAATAACCCGCTGCGGTTTAATTGCACTGGCACAATGCCACGCATAACCGTCAGTTACACGGAGGTGTACATATGATCTTGTATTTTTGTGATAAAAAACTGCATGTCTACGGATGCCTGTCAAACAAGCTGCCGAATTCCCCGATTGAATCCGATCAGCTGACCAAAGACATCGACAGCACGGTGGCCACGCTGGAGCTGACCCTAGACTATACAGCGCAGACCCGGGCAGAGTTGGAGCAGTGGACCATGCCGGGCTGTTACATCCTTATGCGGTACGATGACGGCAAGGACTATGTATTTCAGATCATTGATGCGGAGCTGGATACCGGCAACATGGCTATCGAGGTCACGGCGGAGGATGCCGGGCTGGAGCTGCTGAATGTGGAGTGCTTAATTTACCCAGACGAGGAGCAGGGGGACACCAAGGACCCGCAGGCCTTAACCTGGTATGTAACAAAGTGGATCAAGGGATCCGGTTTTGAAATTGGTGTAAATGAATCCAGCAGCACGAATAAAAAGGCTTTGACCTTTGACTCCGAGCAGACGGCCACGGAGAGACTGAAAGAAGTGGCCGGAAAATTTGAAATGGAAATTGACTACAGCTTTGCGATTGAGGGGCTGACCATCACGCATAAGTATGTCAACATCCACAAAAAGATAGGCGCTGACAACGGTGTACGGCTGTATGCCGGCAGGAACTTTAGTTCTATCACTGTCAAGAGAAGCATAGAAAATCTGGCCACCTGCCTGTTGGTATATGGATCCACACCGGACGGCGGACTAGGGCCGCTGACGCTGGACGGGTATGTCTACAACGACGGTGAGTACTACGTCGATGGACATTATGTCAAATCAAAGACCGCTGTGGAAAAGTGGGGCGTAATTACACGTACTTTTGAGTATGATACCACAGACCAGCAGACCCTGCTGTCCGAGGCCATCAAAGAATTGAAAACCCGGGCGGATGTGGAAGTAAACTATGAAGTAGATGTAGTAGACGCGCCGGAAAACCTGCATGTTGGGGATATGGTAGGAATTGTGGACGATGCCGGTGGGCTGTACCTGTCTGCGCGGATCCTTAAAATGGAGCGGTCTATCATCGACCACAGCACAAAATTGACGATCGGTAATTATCTCATAAAAACGGCGGGGCTTAGCGCTACCGTACAGGACATGGCAAAGACTTTCCAGATCATGAAAAACAGTACCAAAGTAGTAAACGGCGTGCAGCAGATGTACTGTGTCTCTGAATCCGCGGACAGCAGTTCTGGCAGTACCTGGACGACGCAGATGCCTGAAATCCCGGATAATCAGCACTACTTATGGACAAAAACGGTAGTTAACTACACCGACGGATATGCATCTGAAACCGCTCCGGTACTTGCCGCTGCCATCAACGGCGCCGCAAAAACTGCCACACGGTATGTAACCGCCCAGACGGAAAACGGTCAAATCATGATACACCCAGAAGGGGACACGAAAAACGCGGTTTTGATCGGGCAGGACGTGCAGATCATCAGGAACGGCGTGACTGTTGCCACATATTCCGATGCTGTAAAGATCGGCAACGCGAACAGCGGGCACGTGGAAATCTCATCCAATGAGCAAAAATTTATCGCTGACGACGGTACGATTGTGATGGACACCCTGCGCGATACTAGCCGGGTTTATGCAATCACTGAAACGGCGTACACAGAGGACACAGAAGGCCAGAGCGGGAGCTATGTCAACAAGGCAAAATTATCTTACCCTATGTACAAATTGGTAGGAATATACGCCCGTAACGGCACAGACATCACGAAGGACGTTACTTACACATACGATTCTTCGACGTATACGCTCAAAAACATGTCAAACGCGGACAGTGACGGGGATCCGATGGATATGAAATACAGCATTTCAATCAAATATATCCCCGATATTGATAACGTAACCATGAGCGTCGGGCGATATCCGCGCGTCGATAATCGCGGAAAACTTCTTGT